TCGCCTGCTGCATCAACGAATTCAGCATACGATTTATAGGCTTCGCTTGCCAGTATCTTGTAAGCCGTGCCGGTAACGCATTTCTCATCGATCCAGTGCTTCAGCGTATCCTCACTATCGAGATACGCTCCAGTTGCTTTTTTAACTGCCTCTGGCTTGCATAGGCCGATCCGCTGCCATTCAAGACAACCGTCAACCATCCATTGCAGAATCGCCGGATATTCTGCCTGCAGTTTTTTGTCCAGGTCGTAATCGCGTTCGGCTTCCGGTATGGATTCCGGGAAATCAACGAAATGAATCCGGCGGCGGATTTCCTCTCCGGTGCTTTTTAGACTCGGCCGGAAATTTGACCCCATGATGATCTTTCCCTGCATAGTGAAGGTATGGCATTCACTGTATAGGCGACGGGCCGAGATTTTTTCCCTCCCGGTGAGCCGCTTGAGTATGGATTCGTTGAATCGAGAGCCTTCCTCCGGTTCCGTGGTGCGTATGATTCGTGCGCCTTCCAAGCTGGCTAACTCTGACGAGTGCCTCTCTGTCTTGGATTCCATCAGCAGGCCAATGTCCATATCGACCATGTATTCGCCCAGGATGTCGGCAACCAAAAGGTACTTGGTCTTGCCTGATGCGCCGGCACCTACGCACATGAGCATTGCTTCTTCGCGGCAGCTTCCGGTGAGCATATAGCCCCACCATCTTTGAAAATATGCCTTCGTTTCCGGATCGCCTTTAGTGGCTCGTTGAATCACCTTATCCCATGTCGGATGTGGGCCGCGTTTTGGTGCCACCAGGGTCTGCTTGGTGATCATGTCCTCGCGCCGTGGCTCGCGTAGTTCTCCGGTGGTAAGATCAATCGTTCCTTGTGGCGTACCGAGCAGCATCATATTGGTGTCAAAATCCTCACCGATCCTGACCACGGAAGGGATGCAGGATGCGGCAGTCATTACCGATGTTATGTTGGCGATGTTCGCCAGTGCGCGACGGTCTTTGACGCTGAGAGACATACTCTGCACCCACGTCCCAGCGGCTTTCATTTCCTGAGTAACCGCCCAATTGATAGACTTTCGCTCGTCAATCTTCCATCGTGATCCATCCCATTGCAACCACTTTCCCCATGTGGTGCAGTGAATCCAGTCTGGGTTTTTCTCGACCCATAGGCTTGCCAGGTTTGAATGACTGAAGAACTGCGCCGAATCGAGTGGGTTAAATTCGGTGGTTTCCTTGATCTGAGTGTGGGGCTTGGTAGGTATGACGTTTGCCGGTTGCGTATCGTGGATTTCATCCACGCGCACCGATTCGCCTTCTATCAGGGTGGCCGATGGTGGCATATCATCGGGCATTTCAGAAGCGTCGGCTATTTCCACGTTCTGCTCTGACGGCATAGTTTTTTTTTTCTCCGATTCACGCTCTTGTCGCGCTTCTATCTCGCGTGATGTCAGCGTCGTTATCCGATCTTCGCAAAACGTCTTGATGTCGTCGGTTGTCCATCCTTCTTCTAAAGCGTCTGCGAGATCCCATCCAGTTTTGACGTATATCTTGTCGGACGTATCAAGCAGTCTTACCACGCATCCAATCGCCAGCAGATAGCGAGCCGCATCATACATTGCCTTTTCGCCTGCCGGGTCAGCATCAGGAACCAGTAGGACGTTTTTTCCGGCGAGCGGGTGCCAATCAATGTGCGCGATAGCGTTAGCGCCACCAGGCCATCCTATGGCGAGCATACCGGGCAATAGCTTTTGCGCGGCGTCTGTGGATTTTTCGCCTTCGCATAGCACGATGCGTTTGTCGTTGGTCAGTTTATGCAGTCCGTATAGCGGTCTTGGATTGCTGAACGCTTTGCATTTCCAGGCTGGCTTGATAGCCTGAGCCATTGTGCCGTATGTCCAGGGTCTATATTCCTTTTTGCCATTGGCATCGGTGTATCTGGCGACGTATCCGAGCAGTGCGCCGTCTATGTCCCGGTATTCCCAGTGCGAGACGTAGGTAAGCGAAGGCACGACGAAATCCGTCAGTGGCTCCGGCGGTTTCTGATGCATCCACTTCGCGGCCACGATGGGCGCTTCGGCCTTGATGCGTTTCTCGTCGCGTATGAAATGGTTTCGCTTAAGCCGCTGTATCGCTTCCGGCGTATCCACCCCATCCATTTCCATCACAACGTCAATCGCCGTCCCACGCCGTCCGCATGAGTGGCAGTTGCAGCGCCAGATGCCATCGTCACCTTGGAATACGCCCATTGACGGGCGCTTCTCATCGTGCCAGATGCATAACGCGACGTATGAGGCTCCCTGTTTCTTGAGATCGACGCCGTATCCAGTGAGCAGCGCCGGCAGGTCGATGCTGCGCTTGAGGTCTTGCAGTTCCTGCTTGTCGTCGCTGGATGTGTTATCCACTATCTATGGCCTCGTCCTATAGGTAACGATGTCGCGGATTGTCGATTCTCCGCACTTGAACTCATCAGCCAGCATTTTGTAGCCGACCACGCCACGCCGGTACATGCGCCGGATTTTTGCTACCTGCTCGTCGGTGAGTTTTGCGCGGTGGTGACGTTGGTTATTTTTATACGGCATTGCTGACCGCCTTGCGCTTCGGCTTATCTGCCTTGAGCTTGCCTGCGGTGAAATACTCGATTAGCTTCTGCGCCTTTGGCGGGATGCGGTTCTCCCTGATCCATATCTTCACGGTATTTACATGATAGCCGAGCCGGTAAGCGGCTTCGGCCTCTGTTTTGTAGTGCTTCATGAGTTGATCGACGTTCATTGCAATGCCATTAGTGAGTTGTCCGAGCCTTCACTATACACAATTTTTGCGAAAGTGTAAATTTTTTTTCAGAAAGCTATTGACACGCTGAAAGAGCCGCGTATGATACGTCCTGTAGCATGTAATCTCAATCAACAAACATCAGGAGTTTCTTAAATGGCAAACATGAGAAAGAACCCGCGACTGTACCGCGTTACCTTCAACGGCACCACGCGGCTTGTCAGCGGTCACAACCAGGCGCAAGTGGCTCGTCATCTCGTCAATGCGTACCAGATCGCCCCGGCCTCCGCGATGGAAGCTGCGGAACTGGTGGCGGGTGGCGTTAAGGTTGAGTCAGCGTGTGGTGGTAAAGAGGCGGCAGTGTAAATGAAACCGCCGAAGTATCTCAAGGCAACAGTGTATCGTCAAGCGCCTGCCATCGAAGGCGTGGCGCAATTCTTTGTAGTAGGGCATGTTTCCGGCAGTCACGAAGACTGCTGGCAGCAGGCTAAAGAGATCACGGCGTTCCCGGTTCTCGAATTGAAAGAGGTTCAAGGTGGAAGCCAAGTACATCATTGAAGCAATCAGCGTATTGGATCAGTGCGAAGCGGCATTGCAATCGCCGTCTATGACTCCTGAGATGCGAGGCAAGCTGGTGGCGAGTTGCTTTATCGCTTCGGTACAGTTGAAGAACCGCATGGATTTTGATGTGGCTGTCGAGCCGGAGGTGGTGAAATGAAAATCGAAATCAAATGTCGATTTAGCGGAAAAGTGCTGTTTGAACATACCGTTGAGAACAATAATAGTTGTGAATCTGAATCCATCATGGAGAAATCATGAATCCAGCCGTCCTGATCGACATTGCCATGCCAGCCGCGCAATACCACGCCACGGATGCCGTCAGCGCATCGCTGCTCAAGCAGATTCAACGCTCACCGGCTCACGCGATGGCATACCTGCAACAGCAGCAGGAACCCACGCCAGCCATGCTGTTTGGCACCGCATTCCATACCTGTGTGCTGGAGTCAGAGCGGTTCGACAACGAGTATGCCGTGTTTGAAGGCGACAAGCGTACCAAAGATGGCAAGGCGACGTATGAGCGGCTTGTCTCGGAAGGCAAGACCATCATCAGCGCCAGCGATTACGCCACGATTACCGCAATGGCTTCCGCTATCGGCGATCACCCGGCAGCGTCTAAGCTGGTGCGCGGTGATGGTCAAACCGAAGTCAGCATGTTCTGGGACGACGAGGAAACCGGGCTTGCCTGCAAGTGCCGGACTGACATCTTGCTCGGGCGCGTTATCGTGGATTTGAAGACCACCGAGGATGCCAGTCCAGAGGGTTTCAGCCGGTCGATTCAGACCTACGGCTACGGCATCCAGGCGGCGCATTACCTGGCAGGCTCAGGTGCTGATGCGTTCCTGTTCGTCGCCGTGGAAAAGAAAGCCCCATTTGCCGTGGCGGTGTATGAACTTGATCCGCTGTCGCTTGAGATTTGCGAGGCAAAGCGGCGTGGGTTGTTGGAACTGTGGGCAGACTGCCGTGATTCCCAGTCGTTCCAGGCCTACTCTGACGAGTGCCAACAAATCAGCCTGCCAAGATGGGTGATGGCAGACTACGAGAACCAACAGGAAGAAAACCTTTTGAGGGGTATGTGATGAACAAACAAGAACTGCAAGCCTGCGCCGCAGCGAAGTCAGACCAGATTGACGCCGACAACCTTATCGGCGGCATCACGATGGACGTGACCATTACCGCCGTCCAACGTGGCCCGAGCAATGAACAGCCGCTGCAATTGGTGCTGAAGGAAACCGACAAGTTCTACCGGCCTTCCAAGACGTTTCGCCGCGCCCTGATCGGTTGCTTCGGTGACGATCCTGTCAACTGGATCGGCCAACGTCTTCGGCTTGTGCGTAACCCAGACACCATGTTCGGCGGCGTCAAGGTCGGCGGTGTTGAGGTCAGTCACGCAAGCATCAAAGAGCCGATGGTGTTCATGCTTGCCAAGACGAGGGGGCGCAAGGGAGAGGTTAAGATTGGCGTAATTCCGAATCCTGTCACGCCGATGCCT